AAATCTACCGGGACCCACATTTTCGGGTTAAAATTGATCGTGTAGTGATATTGACTTACATCGTTCGCGCCGATGTTTAGATCTTCGACAACGTATGTTACATTGTCACTTAATCCGATGAAATGTTTCTGATATGCCCCGTTATCCTCAACCGTCAGTTCGAGTTGTTTATCCTGGCTATCGACTTTTATCGATATTCGTCCGGTGATCTGGAATAATACATCGCCTTGAATGCAATTTATAACCGTTATCCGGCGAACGATGTTAAAATTATCGGCCTCTTTGCTCAAATTGTATGAGACTTTATCCGCCTGTCTTTCACATCCTGCACCGCTGATCAGTAATACAAAAATCAATAGTAAACATAGATATTTTTTCATTTCGTTAAATCCTCCTCAATTTCTTCTTGCCATTCACTCGGACGTTTTCCCAGGACACAACGGTCATGATTTAGTCCGAGTTCGTCCGTCTCGCGTTTGTGAAATATACAATACATGCACCCGGTCGTTTTGCAGTGATCGCTTAACCAGCGGGCCGCCATGATGACTTTTCTGTCCTGGTCGTTCATGGGTCGCCCTCCAAAAGATCCAGGGCGTCATCCCGGTCCATGTCGTAATCGGTGCGGATCATGATCGGCGTCCCGGACGAATCTTTATCAGCTGCGGCCGACTTCTCGGACTTCTCCCGGCGGATCCATAAACGAAAGGCCGCTTTCCAGTCCCGGAGCTTTTTGTTTTTGCCCTGGATCCATCCGTTTGCCGAATAGTATTCGAAGAAACTGACAGGATCGACCAGCTGGTTTCCTATCTCCTCCGAATACTGTTTTATTTCTTCTAGTGTTGGTGGAACAAATTGAGCGCGAGGGCGCGTTTGCGCCTCTCTCTCTTTATATATATTTTTATTATTAGTTTTTATTCTCTCATTATTAGCTAGGGTCATTTCTGACCCTAGGGTAGGGTCATTTTTAACCCCACCTAGGGTCATTTCTGACCCTAGGGTAGGGTCATTTTTGACCCTAGGGTCAATTTTGACCCTAGGGTCTACCGCCCTATAATGTACGTGCATATTATCGTTACTGTGGTAAACCTGTTCGATCAAACCACGGTCGCGGAGATTCTTCAAACAACGTTTGACTGTTTCAACGCTTACGTTGCACCAGGCCGCGAGATATTTCCGATTTGCCTGAAAAAGGTTTTGACCGTCTTGTGAAAAACCGTAGATAATAGCGTAGATCAGCAGCTCATTACCTGACAGATTCAAGTCCGTAACCATCCACCCGGCGATCGTTGTGTAATTATTCGAAATGTTCATGAATCGCGTCCCTCCTGCAGTTCTTTCAGTGCTTTATCAATTAGATCCAGCGTGTCCTTTTCAACCCGGACACTCTCGACCGGCTCCGGATCTTTCTTTCTTTTCCCGGTCGCTTCAAAGATTGCCGACCGGATCATGACCTCCGTCATGATCTTCGACACCGGTTTGTTTGCATGTTGTGCTAGATCGTAAACGATCCGGCCGGTCAAATAGATCAGATCCTCCAGATTGCCGAACGTTTTCCCGGTGATCTGCGCCGGGCCTTTCGTGTCGTGTTCAATCGTGTATTCGAGTTTACTGTTCAGTTTCATCAGTTCCGCCTCCCATCCCATCAATAAACCGATGGATCCGCGTGACCGGGCAAGCGCTGCAGACCTGATCGAGTGCGTACTGATCGTGTATCAGCTGCGGAAATCTGCAGAGATCGTCGCAGATCCTCGGGATCTGTTTATCAATAATGTCCCTCCGGACCGCCTCGGTCTGAATGTCCTGATCGTCCAGCTCTTTCCATTTGATCGGTTTTGATTTCTTGTTTATGCAATACATGACGCCACCTCCGGACGGTTCCCGAAAATCTCGTCGAGGTTCTCCTGGTTCGGATCCAGTCCCATATCGACCAGGATCGCGATCTTCTCCGGGCGTGTGAAGTCCCTCCGGCCGTTCAAACAATTATTGACGTATGAACGGGAACGATAAATCACCCGGCCCAGATCTTCATAACTGGTATAGGTCCGCATTAAATGCGGGTATCGTGGGAACTCTTTGATAACTTTCATTTGCTGGCCCTCCTTTTCGAGTTTTCCACAGGTTGTGAAATTCATGTGGATAATTCAATTTTTAATTGTGTTTTGAGTTAAAAAAATAAGTTTAACCGTAGATAATGTAAATTATGTCCTCATGTGTGAAGTAACACGCCGACGCGATCAGGAACAACTCCGAAAGGGTCACGCCGGAACCTCCGGACATTTTTGTATAGATCGTTGTCGGAGCTACTCCCAGAACCTCGGCGAGCGGTCCGATCTTGATCCGCTTCTCTGTCAGCTTCGCCTTTAAGCGTCCGGCGATCTCTCTGTCCTTTAACTTTATGTCTTTCAACGGGTCAACCCTCCTCTCAATTGATAATCAATTATCAATTGTATTTTTAATTCTATGTTGCATTTGAGTAAAAATCAATAAACTTTCAATTAAAATTATCGTTTTTTTGGTGTTATTTTATTACAACCATGTTACAATCTATGAAACAAGGATGTGAAAATAAATGAACGATAAAGTGTACAACGCCCTTTTCGGCGCCCGGGTAAGGTATTATCGGGAAAAAGCGAAATTAACACAAAAAGATCTTGCAAGCAAACTAGGCTATACGGCCGGCGCAACGATCGGACGGATTGAGAGCGGTCAACAGACGATACCGCTTTCGAAACTTCCTGATTTCTGTATTGCGCTGGACGTCCACCCGTTTGACCTGATCGGACTGTCAGAACGTGATAAACAAGTATGGAAGATCGCGGAGACGATGGCCGAGGAGGGAAAAGACGAAAACCTCCAGAAATTTGTCGAACTTTATGTCCGTATGCTAAAAGGTGGAAATAATGGCTAGTGCGATCTGGAACGAAAAGGAAAACCGCTGGACCCTCCGGACGTCCATCAACGGACATGTCCGCAAATTCACCAGCTCGAAACCAGGCGCGGCCGGGAAACGTGAAGTCCTCCGGAAATACCGGGAATTTACTGACGGGCGCGGAGCTTCTCCGATTCTGGTCTCTGACGCCTGGGATAAATTTCTGCAGCATGTCATCGATATGAATGGAAAGACGGACGCCTGGATAAACTTAGACAAATATGGGAGAAACTACATTCTCCCGCGTATAGGAAAGGCCATCGTCCAAAATATCACGCTCTTAGATCTTCAAGAAATCATCACAAAAGCGAAATCCGTTTCGGGAAAATCTCAATTATCGCGCCGGACACTTCAAAACCTCCGGGCGTCTATTATGCAATTTGTGAAGTATTGCGTTGCGGCCGAATATATGGATCCCCTCCGCGGTGAATTGATCATCCCGAAATCCGCGCCGAAAAAGGAAAAGGTCATCCTCCAACCGGAGGACATCCGGAGATTATTCTCCGGCCCGGCCGATGACTGGTATATAAATATATTCCGTTTCGGCTGCGTGACCGGTCTCAGAACGGGCGAGATCTTAGGAATTCGCGTCGAGGACATCAAAAACGGGACTTTATCCGTCCGGAGGTCCATCAACGTCAGAAACGAGATCACAGACGGTAAAACGGACAACGCTCGCCGTGTGATCTACCTGAATAAAATCGCCCGCGCGATCATCGACGAAAATGTCCGGCGCAACCGTCCATTGAAAACGCCCTGGATATTCTGCGCGAAGTCCGGAGGGCCGCTTTCACAGTCCACGCTCCGGAACAACTGGATCAGGATCGCAGCGGATCGGGATCTCCCGGGTTCAATTTACACCCTCCGCCATACATTCATTTCGATCACTAAGAACTCGATACCCGAATCGACACTCAAGAGAATTGTCGGCCATTCCGACGCCATGCGGACCGTCGGCGGCGTATATGATCACCTCACCGCCGGCGAGCTGGAGAACGCCGCGAGGATCATCGACGTCAGGTTCGGGAACATTGTCGGATAATCAGAAACGCCCGGCCCCCTTGAGCATACAAGGGCCGAGGCGCTTCGGTCATCATGGCGATAACTATTTCAGTATATCACGCCCAGGTCGTTCCGTGTTGTGGAACTTTTGACCCTCCGGGCGTGTTATCATGTAATTCCATTTCGGGAGCTGCTGCACATACGGCTCACCTCATACACCACAGGAAAACGGCCGGGATCTTCTTAGCGCAACTACTTTCTCCACCCGGTCGTTTTTCTGTTATAATGGACTTACACCATAGGTGTAACTTTCATTTGCTTTTGGAGACCGTCACCCCCTTACCCGAGACACGACGGTCTCTTTTTTTATCATTATTTTGTCATTTGTACCGTGAAACAAAGGGACAATTTTGGGACAACTCCATATCATTCTTTTGTGAAACACTCCGACCAGATTCGGGCGCAAATGCCCGATTTTACAGGCTTTTCGGATTTCTCGAATTTCGTTAAAATCGCGTGGTGAGGAATTCGATTCTCCTCGCCTCCACCAGCGGAAACGCCCGAAAATCGGGCGTTTTTAATTGTTTCACGTGAAACAATGGGACAATGTTGGGACAATGCGATTTTTTAGGCGATTTCGTTATTTTGTCATTTAACGATCGAACCAAATTGACTACAAATTAACTACAAATCGACACCAAATACAAAAAGCATACTTTGTGATATAATGTCGGACCCTTCCGGACCTTTTCGGACAAATTCGGACAAAAAAGACCGAGGTCGAACGTCTCCGGCCTCGGTGATCTTTTCCTGCTTTGTCTTGCCTACCCGGCCGTCACCGGTTCGGTTTTCGGGTCTGGTCCCCGTCCTGGCATACATCATGCCGCATGTTTTTCTATCTAGGTTTCTGGCCCCTATATTGCTGGATGTTCGGCGCGCTTGCGGTTGCGGCATTACTTACAAAAAACTTTTCATGATGTACGCGTATATTATACAGTATAAAAGGGCATAAAAAAAGGGCGCCGACCGGTGCCGCGGTCGACGCTCTCGTATTGGGTGGTATGCGGACCAGCTGATCCGCCGGCCCGCTTATGTATTGATCAGACTGTTCCATGTTTTCGGGCCGACTATTCCGTCGGGTTTGCCGCATGTTTTCGGATTGTCTGATTGATAATTGAAAACGGCCTCATATGTACCGCTCCCGAATTTCTGGTCGCATTTAAGGGTGTAATACCCTTTTGCCTTGAGGATTGCCTGGACGGCGTACACCTCCGGCCCCTTATCTCCTTTTCTTAATGTATGGACTTCCAACTGTATCACCTCCGGATCCGGTGACGGCTCCGGATCTGTTCCCGGTCCGTCGATTATTTCTTTTACTTTACCGTATGCGCGATCAAGGTCCACGCCGGAACCGATCCCCGGGATCGTCCCATAGGCGTCATATTGCCATAGCTCCATTTTAGGATCTTCGGGTTTCGGTTCGGACCACTTCGCGATCCATTTAGTATATTGATCAACGTGCTGCAGATAATCGCGCCACCAGTCTATATTTGCATATATGCCCGGAGTGAACCCCGCGGCCTTGATACGCTCGCAGAAAATGCGACAACGATCTGCAACACCTTTCTCGGTTCCCGGCTCCTCTACGTCGTAATAGACGGGTAACTGGATAATGTCCCGGAACGGACTGATCAGGCGGATCGCGTGATCCGCTTCGCTCTCAGCTGCGGCGAAATCCTTAGCATACGAATAAAGATAAACGCCGATCTTTACGCCGGCGTTTCTGGCTTCATTCATATTATAGATATATAAGGGATCGTCATATTTTTCCTTGTTTGTCCCGTACCCGCAGCGGATGATTGCCGCGACCACGCCCGCGGCCTTTGCTTTCTTCCAGTCTATCGTCCCGTTATGCTTCGAGACATCCACAATATATTCATTCATGTTTTACCACCTGCTCCAGCTGCGCGATCCTTAGTTCCAGGATCGGGATCCTCCGGCCAAATTCGTTGTGTTGTTTAACTTCTTCGGTCAAATGCTCGATCTTTTCGTTTGTGACCGCCTGCGCGATCTCCATCTGTTTCGATTGCTTACTCATTCCGGCGAAAACCGTGATAATGGTCCCGATCAGCGTCAAAAGTCCGGATAAAACCGCGACAACGATCTCAATCATTCGAATCACCCTCTTTCGATTCCTGTTCTTTCTGTTTCTTCTCATAGAGTGATTTCAGGATCGTCACAATGGAACCGATCAGGACGTCCAGGGCGGCGAGGATCGCCGTGACTTTATCCGCCCCGGGAAAGTCCAGAATCGACACGACGGCCGAAAGGAAAACAATGACCGGGACCGCAATCAGTCCGATCAATTTGATTGTGTCGTATTGTTTGTTACTCATTTTTTCCCTCCTTACTGTGCCAGTGCCAAATCAATATCACGCCGATACGTTACAGAAGAATCTCCAGTATCCGCCCAGAAATTATTAACCCCCAGCGCCGTTTCTGGTGTCGGCGTTATCGGCGTGAATGTGAAGTCGTTGCCGTTTTCGTCCGTCCCTGTTCCGTTCACCACGTCCACCGAGCCGCCGTAAATCGTGCGCCCTAGTGCGGCGGTGTAGGTTTCTCCCATGTATGACTCAAATGTTGATGAAACCTCACCTAATTCTATTTGAAAACTATCCAATACGGCTTGAATATTATCTAAATATGCTTGACTATTGCACACAAAAATTGCTAAATATCCAAATGTTGGAATGGTAACTGTAGCGGTCAATGCTTCATTTGAATTGAATAGTAAATTCCCTGTTGAACCGTTAACAGGAACATCATTATAAAGTGCTATTCTAAATCTATTATTAGATGCACCTTGTGGTATAGTTCTAGTTATTGTGTATGTTCCTTTTTGCAAAAAAATCACAATACTTCTTGCATAACTACTACTTTCATTAAAAACACCGTTAGTATCTACGTAATACGCTTGCAAATTTGAATTACTTTTATCAAAAAAGTTTTTTTGGTTTTTTCGTATTATAACGGAAGAAACACCCGACAAATTAGCGTCCACCGTCGCAATACAGTTCTTTATCGAAACATCGTCCGCGCCATCGGAAAAGGAAACAATACTCCCGGAGACGGTTCTTTCTGGAAGTGGCCCCATAAGGTTGACAGTGCCCGGCCATTCCTCTGGCGGATAGTTCTGCAAAACGGTCCCGAACTTCTTGTTGAACACATCGTTCATATCTGACTTCAAAGACGACGGAATACCTCCGCCGCCGCATTTGAACCACGCCATAATTAAATATCACCTCTTTCCAGCTCCATCAGCTCCGCCCGCTCCCGGATCAGGGTCTCATGTAATTCGTCCAGCGCGAGGATCCTCCCCGGCTGGATCTCTTTGATCAGGATCCCCGCCCTGGTCAATCGGATCCTTTTCGTTTCCATATCCTGGACGATCGAAAAGAAACCATCGTCTATTCTGTTTGATTCGTGCATATTCAAACCTCCGGAAATTTACGGAACGATCGTCAACGTGTACTGAACGCGGAGGGACTTGTTTGCGTTTTTATCGATCGGGTTGGACGTGTTGTTGATCGTTGCCAAATAAGGCAAATATAAGAGACCGCCGGATCCGATTTTATTATAATCTGCGGTCTGATCCGCTGATTCGTTTTCGTAGTGAAGCGGCGAACCGTTAAAAGCACTTGCGCAGCTGAAACCCTGGAACGTTGTCCCGGACAAACGGCCGTTTGCGACTGTCGGGTAGACCGTATCGTCATTTATTAAGAAATTGCGCCCCGCGACCAGTCCGGCCGTCTTTGTAATCGGCTGCATTGTCAGATCGATCGCCTGGGACATGTTGGTCTCCAGGACCTCAACGTCCGCCGGCGTGGCGATATTGATCCGGACAAATGTCTTTGAATCGGATCCCGAAATCCAGTAGATATTACCGCCGGACACGATTCCGTTCGTCATGCATGACATTTTCATCGTCGGCCGCGCAAGTGTTACGCCGGCGACCGTGATCGTCGAGCTGGTGACGGACATGTCCGATTTACTGATAATATTCAAATACAAGGTTGTCGAGCTGTTCTCAGCTCTTTCCATAACGTAATAATTCGAATCGTCCTGAGCGATCTGCAGATAGTTCGTCGAGAATGTCCTGGATAGTGTGGCCGTCCTGCTCGAAATGACCGTGAAATTATCCTCGCCGTACATGGCCGGCCCCTCGATCAGTTCCGCCATGTTGAACGGATGGCGGACTTTCATTTCTTCGAATGTCGTCCCGGAGATCCAGATCGAACGGCCATAACCGTCAGAATCGATATATATCGGAAACTGTGAGGCCCTCTGTCTGGTCCAGGATGATCCGCCCAGGGTCGTACATCCGACAACGTTGACGTCTGTCAATGCCTGGCCGACCATTTTGACAAGCGGGAGAGAACCGTCCGGATAGAGTCCGCAATCTCCCGCCTCCGGGTGTGTGAGTGCGAGGGAATTGATCGGGCCGTCGTTCGCCTGTTCCGGAGCGAAGTCCCAGGCGAAACGGACCTGACCGTCCTCCGGATGGATCCAGGACGCGGCGCCGTTCGGGTTTCCGCGTGTAGTCGAGGCGCTGGAGTGACTTGTCTGGCCCGCATGACCGACCAGTCTGTTATCCGCCCGACACGCGGGATACATATTACTTGCTGATTCTGTCAGCTGCTGATTGAACAGGAAAACGCCGCCCAGGAGATTCCGGACCGGCAACATGGTATTGAGGGCCATCAGGCCGCCATAGTTCGACGCGAATATCTTCCCGACCGCGTCCGTGATCATGTTCTCCTCATGATAGACCTCGCGGCGGTGTGTTCTGATATCCTCCAGGATCAGGTCCGCCTCGCCTTTTATTTTTCCCGTTTTCATGGCCATCAAAAAGCGGTCGATCGGTTCAATAATCTGTAACATGTTTTCATTCCTCCGGATTTTATGAAAATCTGACCTTGACGCCCAGCGCGGCCGTCTGAGCTTCAAATATAAGTGATAATGTATTTTGACCGCCCTGTCCCGGGACGATTGCAACGCTTGATGGACTTATACCGTAGGTGTCCGTGTAAATATCGATCATTGAGTTGACATCAAACGCGCCCGTTAGATCTAGCTGCGTCTGTCCGGCTGCGAGTGTTCCCGTCAGTTCCAAATAATAGACCTTTCCGTTGATCTCATTGATCGCGCCGGCGGGCGTTTTGTCGGTCGTATCGAATAACAACGGAAAAGAAAGTAAGGAGAGGATCCCCTCCGCCATGTCCGCCACAACAATGTATTTTGTTTGGAACCCGGTTGCCGCCTGGGCGTCCGGCTCCGAAATCAATAAAAGGTCCGCCGCATTGATTGCCGCAGCTGCGGGAAACCCTGACAATGATCTATCATCCGCCGCCATTTTTTTATTCCTCCGAAACTAGATTGTAATTGTTATCCTCTGAAACTATGTTGTAGAGACCATTTTCGGAAACGATCCCGAAAACAATGTTTTGTAATACCAGGGAAACGTCTGCAGAAAACGCCCTGGTCCCGAGAGTGATCGCCGGCCTCGGAGCATTCTCCGAGACCTCGATCCGCTCCGGAACGTATTCCCTGAATTCGACCGTGTCCGAAAACCCTCGAACGGAAATATCCATCGCGAAACGCGGGACATCATCGTCGAGGATGATGATTCCTGTCCACGAATCGACATTCGAAAGACCCTGGCCTTTCAGGACCGCGAACGCGTCGCGGGAATTTATCGCCGCCGTTCCTCCGGTCGCCTCCAGAAATACCTCCCAGGTATGAGATCCCGGCTCGTCTACAAAATAAAAATAGTGTAGATCTAGGATATGCTTCGCGCTATCCGTGAACGTCTCGACCGGTTTCCTGGTCTGTTCAACACCGTCCATATAATAAACGGCCTCGATTGTCATGGACGTTTGACCGGTCGCGAGCTGCGTCTCGATCAAAAATTCGTGCCACATTTCGACGTTTGTCTTTTTGTTGGCCGTGAAATCAATGTCGACAACCTGCGCCGGATCTGTTCCGACCGTGATCGGCGAAATGTTTGTAAATTCCTTGTAGACCATTTCGGAGGCCGCCGTCGCTCTTTGTGCTGCGGAATTCGACGCCTCTTTTTCGGTCTGGGTGTTCCTGAGATTCGGATCAGCTCCGAAACCGGCAATCGTTAAACCTTTCGAGGCCGTCCAGCTGATCGACTGAATACAACCGATATGTTGACGGCCATCCGCCACGCCTCCGGTCAATAGTACGATATCGCCCAGATCAAAGATTGGGGCGCTGATCAGCTGCAGCTTGAACGGCATGAATCGGATGTTACTGATCGCAAGAAAAACGGCCATTCTCATGGCGGTCCGGTGTTCTTGCGTTCCGTACTGCAGAAACGGATCAAAACCGACCTGGTATGTTATACCGCCTCCGCCGAGTTCCTCGACGGTCCCGTCATCGTTTTCGAATGTTGCCGCCCCGAAGTCCGTGATCCAGTCCGAGAACGTCGCACCCGCGACCCGCTTCCCGGGCGTGATCGTCGCGACCGGGTTGTTATTTCGATAATATGTGCCATATATAAGGCGCCCGTTTCTGTCGATGGTCGCCCATCCGCCCAGCGTCACCGAAATCCAGTAGATCAAATCGCGATACGTCACGCAATCGTTCGGAACATACGCCCCGAGAGGCTCCTGTCCGTTCGGGAACTGTCTGAAATCCGCCTCGGTCATTCCCAGCGGGACACCGCAGATCTGGCAAATATTTAGACTTATCGAGAAAGGCGACCCCGACAATGTATAGTTTGCCGGGAGCGGCTGATCAAAGAACGACATAGCATTATACGCCGTTATTGATACGCCATCCGCTGAAACTTTCGCCTCGGAGACGTAGAACTCCCCGACTTTGAAATATTCGTATGTGTCCGGGTTCTCCGTAATACAGAGACCGAACTCGACAACGATCTTTTTGTTCCTCCAGGACCGCGCCGGGACCGTCAGATTATTTAGAAATGTACATGTCAGTTTCCCGATAAAGACGGACCCGATTTTCGAATCGGCCTGGTCGCTGATCTGGTCCGTGATCGTCATGGATCCGCCCAGGATGTTCGAACCGTCAAACGATAGATTTCCGATCGTGCCGCGGATCTTTTGTTTTTGTATGTCTTTCGAGTTCGCTAGTTCGAACGCAGATGATCCGTGATACATGTTTCAACCTCTTACTTTTCGAAAAATCTCGCCTGGACTGTGAAAAGTCCGTCCGTCCGGGCGCAATACTCGGAACCGATCTGCAGATCATCAGACTGGAGACGGAACCGTCCCGGGATGGTCTCGCCGTAGATCTGCAGCGTGGTCTCTGCGAGGCTTGCGATCTGGAACAATCTGTCATACCCTCGCGAGCTGCAATTAAACGACCAGGAAAAAGTCCGTTTGTTTAACCTGGTAACGCTCCCGATGTCATGGCCGTCCTCTGACGTCTTGATGTTCTCGATATGTGAATAGCTCCGGCCGTTCTTTGTCGGGTTCGGGAGTTTTATCCCGGCGAGTTCACAATAACCTTTCCCCAGCATGTCAGCGTCCTCCCGTCTGATAATTGTTTGCCATGTTGGCCGCTGCGACCAGCGTCTCGATCCTCTCCTGTCCGATATAGACCGGGATCACGATCTGACGATCTGCACCGGCGAGGGCCGTCAGGGATCCGTTGATCCCGTCCAGCTGGCCGGAGTAGTCCGGCGCAGCATTCCCGGCGATGGTCCCGGCCATCAGATCGAGACTTGTTTCCAGCTCCGGGAGTTCCTGATCCATGCCCTCAACGATATAATCGACCATTCCGGCGCCTGGGTTGTCGTAACGCCAGTACGCTAAAGGACCTTCATCCGGCGTGCTGAAATGGAGGTACGAGTTCACCTTCGCCGCGACCGTAGCAAGTCCGCGTGTGAGTTCTTGCATTATGTTCGTATTAGATAAACCGTTTATAAGTTCCCGGATAATGTCCTGACCCCAGCCGAACGCGTCACCGGCTAGATCTGTGAAGATCTTAATAAACATAGACCCGATATATGGCCCCTCCTTAAAAATCGCGATTCCGATGTCGACGATCAATTTGACAATGTCCGGACCGATAGCGTCCAGGATGTCCTCGATCGCTCCGGAGTTGAGGATCGCCTCAAAAATCTTGATTCCGGCGTCGGTGATCAGCGGTCCGAGGGTTGTAATAAAAGTACATAAAGCGTCAATCAATTCTTCGAGCGCCGGCTCGATGACCGGGATCGCCTCGATCGTGGCCGTGGTGAAAGCGCTCAAAAGCTCGACGGCGGCCAACACCAGGTTATTCAGTACATCCGGCCGGGTAAGTACGCCTATAATGGTAGTCACGGCGCTTACCATAGTCGGGACCAGGACCGGGATCGTCTGGGCGATACCCTCAATTATGGCAACCAGGATTCGGGCACCGATCTCGATCAAAGTAGGCCCGCGGGTAACGATAAAATCTTGGATATAACCGAGTATTATAGTGATAGCGTTGAAAAATTGGTCAATGTTTTCGTCCGAAAACAGGCTATCCGCAATCGTTGTAACGACTGAAAACAGGCTATCAAGGATCAACGGGGCATTCTGCAAAATTACGTCTAGGGTCGTAGAAATCAAATCATTCACGATTGAAACGGCGTCAGGTAAATGAGAAATGATCGAATTTAGGACTTTCGGGAGTGAAGTGTTGATCACCTGTCCGATCTTCGTTATGTCGCCGTTCGCGGCCATCACGCCGCGGTTGAAATCGCCCAGCATGTCGACGCCATCCGTTGACAGATCCATCAGCAACGGGAGCAGAATCAACCCGAGGCCGTTCTTTGCCGCCTGGACGCCCTTGTCTAGTCTGTCGAGATTGTCCTGGAACGCAGAAAACCCAGAGATGGCCTCGTCGTTCATGACATACCCCATTGACCGCGCCTCAAGGGTGTATTTATAGATTTCATCACTTCCGGCGCTGATCAATGGTAAAAGGTCTTTCGCCGACTTGCCGAGGAGGGTCATGAGGGTCGTGTCCCGCTCGACTTCGTTCGACATTCCGCCCGCGGCGTCGATAATGTTCCAGTAAACGGTCTCTAAATCCAAAAGGTTCCCGTTTGCGTCCTGAAACTCTACGCCCATAGAATCAAACGTCTCGATCATGGATTTCGAACCGCCCTGGGCGCTTGCCATAGCCTTTTCGAGTTTGGTCATACTTCCCGTTATTGTGGAAAGGTCGGTGTCGACCAGGCCGGACATGTAATCAAGCTCCTGCAATCTCTCGACTGAGATCCCCGTCGTTTTCGACATGGTTTCGAACTTGTCGGCATAATCCGCGCCGCCCATTGTGAATTCTTTCAGGGTTTCGAGGGTGTCCTCCAGGGCGATCCCCAGATCTTCGACACGGTCGACCATAAACGTCGCGATGGCCTCGCCCGCCTCAACGGCTGCGTCGATGAAATCGCCCAGGATCGAGATCCCGGTCCCAACGACCGCGAGCGCGGTCCCGATCGCCGGGCCGGCTGCGATGGCGGCCGCTTTCAGATCGTCCATCGAGATCCCGGCCTTTTTCGTCTGTTCTGCGAAGTTCTGTGTTTCCTCCGGAGCGGTTTCCGGGATAACTTCGCCCATTGCTTCGCCGGTGCCGTTCGCCTGGGATTGTAATTCTTCGAGACCTTTTTCCGTCTTTACGATCTCCGCGGTCAGCTGTGCATACTGTTCTTTCGTGACGGTTCCCTTTTCGAGGCCGTCCTTTGCCTCTTCGGCTGCCTTTTTCATCAAATCGAGTTTCTGTTTTGTTTCCTCGATCGACTTATTTAATAACTCCTCTTTTTGGGAAAGTAATTCGACGTTTGACGGATCCAGTTCCAGGGCCTTATTGACATTTTTTAACGCGTCATTTGTCTTTTGTAGGTCCTTGTTGACCTCGGAAAGGCTTTTCGTGAGGGCCGAATTTTTTCCGCTTATCTCGATTGATAAACCGACGACCTTGTCCTTTGCCATATTTTTGCCTCCGTGTTTTTATTTATCCGAAATTGTCGAAATCTTCCTGTGTTGCCAGTTCGTCATATTTCGCATGATCGTTCTCCATTTCCCTGACCATGTCTAATATTTCGCCCTCGCGCATATAGAAAAGATCGGTCCATGAAAGGCCGATCTGTAACGTCCGCAAATGATAAAGCGCGACCGTCCGCGGTCGATCGGTCACGCGCCGGCGTTTTTTGCTTCGACTTCGGGTTTTATATTCGTCTGATAGAGTTTTTGGAAATTCGTTGCATTTTCCCGGAAAAATGATTCGTCGAAGTTCATTAACCAGACGACAAATTTGTCGACTGTCAATTCCTCGTTGATTTTTAACGGCTCGAAATTTGCCTCTAAATATGTGATATATGCGTACTGCTGCGCGAAATCATAAAAGGACAATGTGGTCTTGACATATTCCGGATTTTTCATTAGTTCCAGGGCGGCCTTGTCAGCTTCTTCGCCTTTGCCGCCGTTTTTCTGTACGATCTCGGCATTCTTCCGAGTGATCGGATCGTTCATCACCTCAGCGCGATCCATGAAATAATCATCCGGCGATACTCCGAAAAGCCTTTTATACAGGATTTTCGTCGCGCCGGACGCCTTGAAACGGTACTCTTTGCCGTTGTAAATAATAGTTCTAAACATGCATACCTCCCAAAAATACAGGAAAAAGGGACCCGTTTCCGGGTCCCTCATCCTTTGTTGCAAATAGTGAATTATTCGGACTTTGTGGAAACGACTGTCACCGACCCGTCTACCGTGTAGGTATTGCCGGATGTAAACGCTTCGCCGTTGACGGTCAGCGTTCCGCCCGTGACGGAGATGGTCAGCACGTCGCCGGCTGTCACGATCGCGCCGTCTGCCAGCTCGTTGCCGCCCTTTGTGACTGTGATCTCGGTGTCCGCAGCTTCGGCAATAGTCAGCAAATACTTGTTTGGACCTGTCGGGATGTAGACAGATGTCAGATATGTATTGTATTTTGCCGTCTGTGTCAGCGGATCCGCCTTTGTGTGGAAAAGCGGATTTGCGCCGTCGGCTGTGTCCGGACGCTCGACGGCTGTCATTGTCAACTCGTCGGTCTGTACGTTCGGCGTGTTGCCCTCCGGTGTTGTCTCGGATCCTACGGAACCGCGTGCAACGGAAACCTTCGCCAGCTGGTGACGGATTCCGTTCTTATCGCCCTGGAATTCAAAAGCGCAAGCGAAATAACGGGTTTCTTTGAGATTTCCCTCAACAAAAACGCCGTAAGCGTCGCGATAGTCGCCCCAGTTCCATTCCGCGAAATCGTCCGGGATCTCGGCGAATGTCGCCGGGCCGGAAAGTGTACGGCCGCCGCCGTTGTAAACGTAATAATCGGAGTCGTCAGCGCGGAAAATTGTCTGCGCCGTCTGACGGTCGAATTTTACGGAAACAATTCCGGGAATTTTATGGGCTGTCCCGTAGCTCGTTGTTACGACGCCCGTCTCGGAGTTTGTAACTTCCGTAATCGGCCACCATGTAAAGTTTTTCAGGCCGTATTTCACCTTATTGTTATCAGGCATTTTGTATAACCTCCTATGTTATTTGATTTGTTTAGAGATCTCTTTTGCGACCGCGGCCGCCAGCTCGTCCAGGATCGCGCCCTGGATCCAGTCATTAACCGGGCCGACGTGTTCGGTTGCTTTTGCGTCGGCGACCTTTACAGGAACGCCCACGTCGTTTTTACCGAAAACCGGGTGACCTTTCTCGACCAGGTGCGCCAACCATCCGAATTTTGCATTGTAGATAACAAGCTCGAATGATCCGTCCGCTTGCATTTTCTGCACGCGGGATCGCCATCCCCTTGCATATCGTCCGGACTTTTTCGGCGCAAGTGCTTTAACGCGTTTAGCGCCCTCTTTGCCCAGCTTTTCCAGCGTCTCGTTGACCGCGTCCTCGACCGAAAGGCCGACTTTCGTTATTACCTGGGAAACGTATGACGTTATTGCGTTCGGATCGTCAATCGAAAATGTTTTGTCCGCCATTATTCTGCCCCCACGGTCCCAAATGTATAGGTGATCGCGTACACGTCTTGATCTTCGATCCAGTCCACGGTCTTTTCCCACGGCAATTCGTTGTCGTTCAGCTTCTTTTCGACCGCGCCCTCGATTGTCTTGTCACGTTTTGCAAGGTACAGAACGCAAGTAAACAGAAACCCGCGTGCAATGATCATGTTGTCCGCTGCCGTGTTTCCCGTCTCGTCATAATCAATGACCATAAACGGGACCAGCGTCCCGTTTTCGACGTGGTTATACTCGGCCGCGGTCAGCGGATCCGGCGCAAGTGTTTTCAGCTGCGCGATCACTTCGAACGATGTCATGTTCCTGTTTCCTCCGGTTTAGGGTTTAGGCCGGACGCGATCCGGCAATACAATTCGAGTTTATCCGGCGTCGGTTCGTATCTTCGATAGATTTCGAGACGCGTCCCCGCGGGAACGCCCTGGATCTGTTCGGCCAGCTCGACGATCTTTTCCCCGGAATATTCGACCGGGTTGATGTCAAACTCAAATTCGGACCGGATCCCCATTTGTCCCGCGTCGAAATACTCGGATTGTGAGACATTGACGCCCGTCGCCAGGACGGGCGTCTTTGTCTCTGTTTTTATCGGCTGTGCGAAATCGTCGGTTCCCGTTGCGGATGTACCGATCAAATAAATGGTCGTGTCGGTCATGGTTTAGTCCTCCGGTTTTCTCGCGCTGCGTTCCTTTCCGAATAATCTGTTGTTGATCCTCCAGCGTAAAGATCGCGGCATTTGTGATTCCGGATTCCAGTCGCCCCGGCGGCCTTGCCACAAAAACCGGGCATAATCAACGATCAGCTCCCCGTCGTCGACGTCCGTTTCGTCCAGCTTCACGCCCTCGCGCTCGATCTCGTTCTTCGCGACCGATAAAAGGGACGTGAGGCGGTCGTCGTATGCTGTCGAATTAAGGATCCCCAGATCGATTTTAAGCCTTTGCAAAAGTGTCAAATCCGCCATTTTAAGAAACCTCTTTCATTGTCTCGTTACGAATCCTCGCATGTGAGACCAGACAGATCGTAAACCTGTCTCGTTGTTGTAATACCGTCGCTCTTTTCAACGACAAATGTCTGAGTGTCTTTGTTGGTGATCTTAAATACACCATTCATGTCCGGGTCTCCCAGCAGCTCGACCAGACCGGAACCCTGAGACGGATCCAGTCCGACCTTGACCGAGGTCAAGCGCGGATCAACGTCGGCAAATTTCAGGGCGAGGAAATTTCCAGCGCCCCAATAACCCGCGATCGGGCCGGTCGTTAAATATTTAAGCGTGCCGGTGATTTCGTTTCCGGAGACTTCGACGTCATCGTCCTGGATAGACGAAACGGACGTCTCGTATATTTGAGCTGACTGCTTCTCCGGTTCAACCGTCAGCTCTGAGAAGGGTCCGGGAATACCGCCGATGTTGCCGGGCTGGTGTTGTTGATACCGATCAGGACAAACGCCTTAACAATCGCCGGCTTACCGTCGTATCTTGCACGGCCGCGGAATACGGTCTGATCCTGGATGAAACGTACATGTTCGGAAACGTCGATCGTAATCTCTTTTCTTTCACCGAGACAATACAGATCAAAATAACCGGCCACGATATTGTTTGCAGCAACAAAATTCAGGACTTCGATCACGCCGCCGCCTACCGGCATTGTACCGTTAACGCCGGTCACGATTGCGCCGGCTGCATTAACAGAAAGACCCTCGGCCATAAGTGTGGTATATGTAGCGTCGTTCATGACCCAGACCTTTTCGCCGCGTGCATAATTGTTATTTGCCTTAGATCCGGCAAGAACCAGCTTCTGGAAAAGCTTTACACCGACGGAATCGGATGTAGAAATTGTGACCTCGTTAGAAACCTTAAGAGTTTCGTCGTCGTCGATCGCGGTTGCGACGCCTGTCGGCATTTTTACGCCTGAGCCGTAAAGAATCGCCTTGTCGAGTGCGAGGCCGATCGCCTGGGAAAGGGAAACAACGATCTCGTCGAACAGATCGATGTCAGAATCTTCCAGGAGTGCGTTGCACATCGGGAAGAAACCCGCTACCTTGTAGCAATCAAGTTCTACCTTTGCAAGTGTCTGCTCCAGCTCATAGATCGGATCACAGCACTCCTCCCAGAATGCCTCTGGAGCTGCGCCCATAACTACTACACGGCCGTTTCCGGAAAGACGGTAAACACGGCAATGCTTGTAAAGCTTTGAATACTCGATAACATTCTCACGGATAAACCCGGCGATTGTTGTCGGGATTGTGTACGCGCCATTAACCAGGCCGCGCTTGTTTGCGATCGCCTCGCGGACCTCTTTGAGAAACGCCTGGACGTCGTCACGGTTAATCAGTTCTTCGCGCTCGACGATGGTCATTGCGCGCAGATTCTTACATCTAAACATGGATCTTGATCCTCCCTTTTTAGTTTTCTTTGTGGTTTTTTCCGGTTCTTCTTCCGCTACCGGCGGCGGCGGAACGCTGCGGGACTGTTCTGATTCGATGTCCGCGAGTTCGCGCTCCATTTCGTCAACCTCTTTTTCGAGGTTGGCGATCTTTTCGGTGTTTTCGGAAACGTCATTGTCGAGAGTTGCCTGATCGGCCTCGATCGCGTTGACGGATTCCTCAACGGCTGTTTTTTCTTCTTCGGTCTGTGCCTCGTCGATTGCGGCGGCGGTCTCCGCCTCACGCTTTTCGAGTTCGGCCTTGCGGCTTTCAAAGTCTCCGGACATCGCTCTCAGCTGGTCCAGTTCCTTTTTCTTATCCGCGATCTTCTTCCGGAGTAGAATCGTTCTGATTGCCATCGTTTGAAACCTCCTTATTTGATTTATTGAGGCGTTCGTGCATTTTCAGGCGCCACGCTTCGACCTTTCTTGCCTGAATGTCAGCGGCGTCCCGCTTGCGGGCCGAAATGCTCGTCTCCTCGTATGCCGGGAATGTACAACACGAAACTTCGAAAAGGTCCACGTCGGTCAACGTCCACTTGATCGTCCCATCTTCGAGGAACTCGGTTTCCTCGCTGCGGATGAAAAAACCAAAAGAACACTGTGAAACGTCGCCGCGTTCTACCCTCGCATGGATGTTCATCGCGTCCACATCTTTCGGATTGATACGGATACGACCCCACAACCCGCGAGAATCGACTTTCAGTTCCAGGGTCTTGTTAGTCGTGCGACCGATTACCAGCGTCGTATCGTGGTTTATCAGTGCGCGGACGTCATTCTGGAGACTGTTGTCGAACGCGGTCGGCGCAATCGTCTCGACTGCGCCCTCCCAGAGTTCATAGTTGCTATTGAAAACGGCGAAATATCCCTCGATGATCGGGTTTCCGTCGTCGTCCCGCGTTTTGAAATCTTCCGGACGTGTCCGGACGAATCTTTCGTCCGCATAATTCGACATGCGGATCTCTTTCTCTTTTTCTTCCATGTGTTTAACCTCCTATCACGGATCGAGCTTTTTCTGATTGCCGGCCTTGTCCGCCGGGATATAGTTTTCAAGGACCAGCAATTCATCGAGGCCATCCTTAGGCGGCAAATTGATTTTGTCGCGGGCCTCGTTTCCGGTGATCCATCCGCGATCACCGAACGCGGTGAATACATTCATAATTGTCGAGAGATCCCAATCGCGGAGCTGCCAGATGTTCCCCTTGATATACCAGGAATCGGAAATGATCAGCGCTTTCGTTAGTGTCTGCTGTATGCACTCGACAACCTCTTTTAGGCTGGTCATGATAAAATTGTTGAATTCGTCGACCTTGAAATCACCGACGCCGACCATGAACGGCGGGACGCCTACGATCGAGGCCGCCGTCTTTTTATTGATCGTCACGGTATCGGAGATCGCGAGATCCTGCAGCGTCAAAGGCTTCACGCTCTGGACTTCCATCTGCTGCGCGGGGATGATCCACGGCTCGCCCGCCTCGGACGTATCAACGTAATCGTTGACCAGCTCGCGCCGGCCGTCCCTGTCCTGGAACTGTTCAGAAATCGCGTCGACCTTGATGATCATCGGCGGTTTCCATTTAGAAGAATTGAATGCCTTTTCCGTTTTGGCCGCCTGGTGTAGATTCTCCGCCACGTCCCGGACCGCTACCCGGAAACTAGTTCCTTTCCACGGATAACGCTTATCCGGATGAATCGCGAAGTGTATGAGGTCCCGCGGATCGTTCGGGATCCCGTCGATCAAAACCTTATACTTATAACTCGGATTAACCGGATCAGGCTGGAACGAAAAACGATAGGCCGGGATGATCTCCAGATCTTCCAGATATCCGTCCCGCGTGTGAGGTCTGACGATGGCGTTCCCGTCGCCATAGAGTAATAGCTCCATCGCGATGTTTTCAAAAAACATTTGCCTGGTCATGAACGCGTTCGGAGAAATGTCGATCTTTCGGGAAAGTTCGTTTTTGATCCGCTGGTCTCCGCCCTTTTCCGTGTTCTGCATTAAATGCCAGGACACCATCCCGATCAGGCCGGCGATCGCCTTGACGGCCGTGATAATCGTCGGGTCCTGATCTAATGAATGATAACCGGCGCATGAAATGCCCTCGGAGTTGATCAGCTCCAGCAGCTTCTCTAATTGCGCAGAATTAGAAACGGCCCTGACTTTCGCCGGGCCGTTTTTCGGTTTTGTGTTTGCCATTGTTATTCTTTCCTCCTAGAAAACCAGCTGGTCATCAAGTCCGGCTTATCTTCCAAACTGTTTAGATAACGCACCGCAGCAAATACCGCGGCGTCGAATAGATCGATCCTCAGATTCTTCCCTATTTTCTCGAACTGGATCATGTCGTCCGTTTTCTCTATCGCCCGGACATTCGAAACACAATACTCGAACGCCTCATTGTGGAAATAGTAAAGTTTCCCATCGAGGGCCGCCTTTTCCAGGAACCGGAAACCCTCCGATTTGATGTAGTAGTATTGCGGTTGATCAACGATCTCGAAACCCGCCTTTTTCATCGCGATAATATATTCCCTCGCGAACTTTCTGTCGTGGCCGGTCTGTTTGATCTTGAAACCCGCCGCCCGCTGATTGATAAACCAGCGGACAACCTCGTCGATGTTTACCGTCGGCGTGTTGGTCATCGTCAAAAGGCCGTCATCTTTCCAACCGAAAAGCGGGATCTGATCCTCCTCCGCTTTCTGCGCAGCTGCGACCACCGGGAAAAACCCGTGTGTGTTCAGCAAATAGACGTCTTTTTCTTTGTAATAACCTATCAGGGCCGCCGCCGTGAGGTCGTGGAGCTTTGAAAGATCCGCGCCTCCATACCATTCGATCGGGAGCTTCGCCGCCTCCTCGATGGTCCAGTTATATTTCTGATCGGAACGCCGGAACGTCTCGATATTGAAATATGCTTTCATGGCCGTCGTGTATATATTGAGCGACCGCGAGAGAAAATCTTTTCTCTGCTGCGGATCGTTCTGGGCCTGACGTGCCTCCGCCATGATGTCATCCGGGCGGATCGTCACGCCATAGTTCGGATTTGCCAGTTCGTGTTGTCTCGGATCCAGAAAGTCCACGTTTCCGTTTTCGTCGACTTCCGCCTTTGATACGAAACAAAATAGTGTGTCATCCTCGACCACGCCGTCCAGGACTTTCTCCGCGTACTGCAGGCGCCCATAGCAAAATGAATTTTGATTATCGCCCGCCGTAGTGATCCCGACCATCAACTTATTAGAATAGGCTTTCATGGCCTCCTTAAATCGGTTATACTGTGCCGCCGATTTGTAGGCGTGGATTTCGTCAGCTATACAAATGTTACATCCGAATGAATCTTGACGGTCCGGATTTGCCGCCATCGCTTCGATATGCAAGGACCCGACCGGTCGCCCGTTTTCATCCAGGAACGACTTATCGATCGAATGCTCCTGATTGTTGTCCCGGATCCGGAACTCTTTCGCCGCCTCTTTCGGTCCGAGGCGATAATTCAAACTGTATATGATTTTTGCGAACGTCTCTGACGATTGTTTCAGGGACGCGGCGGTTATATAGATAACGCTCCCCGACTTCCGGCGCGCCATGCCGAGGCCTAACGAAAGGTACGCGATTAGGCTGCTCTTGCCTTGCTTACGCGGGACGAATATGAACGCCTCGGTAAACCTCACGACGTCCGTCCCTTTCCAGTAGAACGCCAGGAGGTTGACGATTATAAAGATCTCCCACGGCTCCAGCAGAAACGGCTTGTTTTTTAACGGCTTCCCGTTGAAATCCTCGCCTTTCTCGTGGACGCAAAACTGTTCGATAAAACCGCACGTAAAATCCGCCTCTTTCGTCCGGATCTCAAAACGTTCGTCTTTGAGGTCTTTCAGAAATCGGTTACATTCGCGTTTGTTGTTTCCTCGAATTATCTTGCCGGCCGACACGTCTTTCGCGTACTGGACGGCAACGTCGAAATAGTTTCGTGCTTTCACCGTTCAATCATTCCAGTTTAGAAAGTATGCTTTCGAGTGTGGTCTCCTTTTTCTGTTTCATGTTTTCGTCGGTCAGCTTTTTCAGGCCGGCCGGTGTCAACCCTAGATCCCTCCAGTATGCCAGGGCCGCCGTGTTCAGATCTATCCATTGTCGGAGCAGAGGATTCTGTCGCCGGTTCTCAGCTCCGCGATCTGAGCGGATTGTTACCAGCGGCTGCGCACCCTCCGAAATATACTGTTTGTATATCCGGTCGCGCTCCGCCAGGATGTCCGCGAGCGTCGCGATCACCTGATTGTATGTTGTTTTTCTATGTGTCCCCGCGCCTTTCATGGCCGTGATAATTCTGTTTCTGTACTGTGCTTTATTCATACGCTATAATTGGGTACTTTTCGACCTGGTATATCCGCACTATTGGAATTAGTCCCCCCCGCCGTTCCCTCGGCATTCGAAAAAATTTTTCAAAATGGGGGCGGGTCTCCTACAGTGTCGGCGTTTTTACGAATTGCAAATTGCTTTTCGCAGCTCCGGACCGACCGAAATGTTTTTCTTTCGCGCCGTCCGCAGCAGCAGATCATAACCCTCTCCCGTTAGTTTGTGACTGTCCCGATCATGTAATCGGTTATGTGTCGCAAGTGATACGGCGATCAGGTTCCACGGTTCCCACATGTATTCGGGAAAGTATTCCCTCGGGAAAATGTGGTGTACATGCTCCGCCTCGATCCGTTTCCCGTACCGCTTCGCGACCTGGTCGAGATATCCGTCGCGCCTGAGAACTGATTGTCTCAATCGCTCCCATCGGATCCCGTCCACGCCTTTCTTACTGTCATACTTCATACGGATAACTGATCAGCTCCGCGATCTCTTTTTCGTCCAGATCAACGGAAACCATATTATTCGCCGCGTCACGCCCCACGATCACGCAAGGCCCCACGATATCGATCCATGTTCTTTTGTCGATCGTAGGGCAAACCGTGAAGTTATACGGCAACGCGAAAAATGCTGAGGATGAATTGACCATGATCGAGATCTCTGTCCCGCTGGTTAGTTTCACCTGCACCGCGCCGATCGGACCGTCGAGCGTTTTTGTCATCCATTTGAGAGACGGGTCGATCTTTCCCCGCTCCGGATCTTCTCCGGGTCTTTTAATGTAACCTGTTATCATGTTGCGATCCTTTCCGCCGGTAATAGAAAACCCGGCTATTCGGCCGGGTATCTGACGCAAGGATATAAATGAATACAGAACAACGTATTATTTCATTTACATTTTATCAGACTACCGACTTACTTTTACTTACTTTTTGTTACTTTAAGTTACTTTTACCTATTTTTTGTTATTATCTTTTCGAGATATCTCCGATTAAGTCCCTGTACCAGTAGACCATCCCGTTTTCCCGTTCCCGGTTGCAGTTCGCGATCTCCATGTCGTCCTTATAGATCGCGGAGTATGGAACGTCCGCCAGATTCTTAAATCTGACCAGGATCGCCCCGTCCTTAAATTCTCCGACTTTGACTTTGATTTCATCCCCTGGGTTCATATCATTTTCCCTCCTTTAATGCTTTTATGTATGCCTTTATATGCATGTCCCATTCGTCCTCGCTCATTCGTTTTATCTTTCTTTCAAACTCCCAAATGATCCACGCTTTATTTTTATAAACATATTGTTCGCCGTACAAAAAGGCATAATCAAAAATATGGAGCCGCAATAAATAATCGGTCACGCCCTCGCGTAGTTCTTTTTCTGTCATCGGGTTCCTCCTTATTCCGCCGCCCATTCGATCAGCGGATAGATCCCGTCGAGCGCCTTGTAGTAAATCGCGTGACAGTATGATGTCGTGTAGTGTAGTTTCTCCGCTATATATCCCCATCCCCTCATATATATGTGACGGTATAGCAAAATGATTTTTCGTGTCGGATCTTTCATCCGCTCGATCGTCCTGATCGTCGTTTCGTCCAGTGCTTCGAGGATCTTCTCTTTTTCCTTGATCTTCTTTTCGAACTCGACAATGTCGGCGATCTTTTCGTCCTGTGCGTTTCGCGGCTGCGTTTGGACTTTGACCTCCTGGATCGTCGCGGTCGTTTTGCTCACGCTCGCCCGCATTTCCTCCAGCTGCAACCGGAGCGCCCGGATCTCATCCCTCCGGAAATCGTTCCGTGATAACCAGTCCCGCGCCGCCGCTTCTCTGTCTGTCATCAATCCACCCCCTTATTATTCGAGCGCCGCACTCGGTTTTATATTTCTGATCTGAGCCGAAATCTTAGTCATGATCATGTGCGTCGAAATATCTACCGCAGGCGAAACGTGGACCGATATATAACCATCCTCGACCAGTTTCTCCGTCAGTTGTTTCACAGTTTCTCGCGCTGCGCGTTTCTGGATTTCCTCGACGTATTCATACGGAACATTCATTGATATCTGCGTCATCGTTTTATGTTCGACCAAAACAATGTCATCGATATCCAGAATTATTTTTTTGCCTGGTCTACAACCGTCCCCGCAGAATCTACAAAAATCAGCTTTCCCGGGTTCGAATGTTCTACCGCATTTTTTGCACTTCTTAAACATTTCCATATTGTGTATAGTGTTTTCGCCTCTGATAGCGGCGTGTATATCTTTTCTATACTCATCAGGTACAGGCCCGTATTTTTGGATAAACGATTCCACTAGTACAACCCGTTGAGAAATTTCTTTCTGCGAACTCATTAAATCAAGTAGAAAATTTACTTTTTCGTCCATTCTGTCTGTCATCCGTTCACCTCCTCGAATTTCTTTTTGATCTGGATCCATGTCCGGAGTTTTCTCTTTATCTGCTCGATCTCGGTTTTCTTCTTTTCGATCTCCGCCTCCAGGACCTCGATGTTTTTATCCAGGTACATGTCTAACATGTCGAGGGTCTCCTGATCGAGATCCTCCGGAACCTGATCGGCCTCGACCGGCTTGTCTTTCAATTTCGCCTCGATCCGGATCCCGTCCGGAGTTTCTTCTTTCTTTATTACGTCGAAACCGTATTCCAGACGTTCGCGGAGACTTTTCCGGGCGAGGTAAACGGTTGCAACCGTACAACCTAGACGATCGGCAATCTGGGCCGGTGTCTTTCCCTCCTGCAGCAGCTGCGCGATCTTTGCCCGGTCGACACGTTTCTTTTGCGGTTCCTTTTTGTTTTTGGGTTTCTTGTCTCCCCAGACGATGGTCTCGCCGTGTTCCTTTTCCAGTTCCTTGATGATCTCGCCCATCACTTTCGAGTTCACGCCGTTCAGATCCGCGAGAACGGACAACGGACAACCGTCTTTCGCCCGTCGTTTAATTTCATTCCAGTCCATCACAATGTTGATCAATCTCCTCACCTCCTATTAGATCCATCACGCTGCAGTTCAATATATCCGCGAGGATCCTGACCTCTCCGATCCTCGGCTCGCTTGCACCGCTTAACCATCTGTATATTGTTTTACGGTCGAGGTCGAGCAGCTTCGCCACCCTCACGACCGAGATCCCTGTTTCGTTCAGCTTCGCCCGGAACGCTTCGATAAATCCCGGGCAATAATGATAATAAGTTCTGTTCATCGCCATGACCTCCGGAGACTATTCCCACAACCTGACCGTTATGTCGACCCGGTTCTCAGGTCCCCAGACTTTCACGACCTGCAGATCATAGATCTGAGAATCATCCGCAAGGATCCCCGCGTCCATGATACAGTCCTGGATCAGCTTCACCGAGTTGTCACAATCCGGGCGTGTCAGCTTCGCGGCGCCGTGTTGTTTCTTCACGGGCGTTTTGTAAATGAAAAGGACCATCAGGGACGCAGCTCCGCTCCACGGTTCGAGGATCCCGTTTTCCCTGGCCGCCTGTTTCAGGTGGATCGTGTAAAAGTTCCGGGACCGGATGACCTCCGGCTTTTGAAAATGCGTCCCGGTAAAACCGTTATAACCTTTTTGTTGCGCGGTCGTTCTCGGGATCCTATCGCCCGGGAAATCAAATATCTGTTTGTATATTGATTTGTAGATCTTCATGTTTGCCGCTCCCGTCTGGAGTTCCACGTTTCGATTGCTCTTTCGGCTCCGTTCACGCGCACCTCGATCTCGCCTTTTTCATTCTGCAAAATATTACTTTGATATGGCCGCGTTTCGATTTTGCACACTTTACACCTCACCGAATATGAATTTGTAATTGCTCCGCTGGTTCCGTTCCCTGTGGATTTCATTACTAATTCAGCCGACGAACCGCAAAAAGGGCAATAATCTATTTTCATCATTCGTTCACCCTCCTATTTCTAAAACCGCATTCCGGGCAATACTTTGTTTTTGTCCCTGTTCGCTCGCCACAATGGGAGCAATAGTACCATGGATGTGTCGGATCAAAGGAAAGATCATCGTCCTGGATCCATTCGCCACGTCGATCCGATTCCTCCGGATATCTGACACTCATTCCGCAGCTCGGGCATTTATCCAGCGTTCCCGCGTCATAACAATCCGTGTCGAAATATCCCAGGCAATACGGACAACGGACTTCTGAAATTACCCACTTTTCCGTCATTTTTTCACCATTCTTCCCATCCATTTTTTACACAACACCTATGACAGTTTTTAAGTTTTCCACAACACCCGTATTTCTTGCCGACAATTTTGGCAAGTATGGGATAAATCCAGTCATTCCACAAGTTGAAATTATGTTTCATTCCGCTTCACCCATCTTTCTTGTACGGTTTCGGATATGGCATCCATGCATCGACATCATCCCAATCATCGTGCATATCTAGCCAGTAAGCATCTCCATCGTAGCAACATGTATCAGATGATACTCCATACTTTGTCGATATCAGGATATCCTGACCGTCTTCTGGCATAGGACAGGAAAATACTTTTTTATCTTCTTCCGCTAATGTTCCATATTCAGCCTCCCATTGTTCGATTTCTTCTGCATCCATATCTCGATATGTAACAGGAATCCACTCTCCGTGTGGTCGTTTTTCTTCGAAACAATCACATTCGAATTCCGGAATGTGATTCAAACATTCTCCGACCATGTAGCATACATCGTTATGAATGCACTTCTCGCATTTGTCCGGGAATGGATAATCGTTATTCATTTCTCTCCACCTCCTTTTTTTTTTCTTTAAACATATCCAGATCGCCAACAACACAAGCGCCATCGTCACTGAATATCCATTCTTCAGTTGCGTGTTTACATAAAGAACACCTTAATTTATTGCGGACAACTTCGCACTTGTCGCAGATTTCAGATTTAGGCTTTGCGCTCACTTCTCTCCACCTTCTTTCCAGCGTTCATCACAATCACTATGAAAAGCGCAGAAATCGCAGTTTTTCGGGCTTCTAAATTTGCATTGATGTCTTTTTGCCAAAGTGTATTCGCAACTTTCATAGTCCGCAGAAAAGCAGTTATGATCGTGACAATAACGGCACGTTTTCAAATTACATTGTGGCTTATCAATATTCATATTTCGATTCGCCCCACTTTTCGCAATCTTCGCAATCGTCCTCGCAACATTCACCTGTGTACTGTCCGAACATTTCCGAATTGCCATTTACGCAAATTGACAAACCATCCATTGTTTCGTTGGAATACATCCACTTGCATTCGTAACAATGCCCACTCATTTCACTTCACCTCCCGCCACATAACCGCGCCCCAACAATCAAAACAATCATCAGGACCGGCGACGCAATACCGGAGACCGATCTCCGCGTCGCGCCCCATATATATGCCGACCACTACCCGGTCAATATGTTCTGGCGTTTTCCAGTTTTCCGCCAGGACATCGAGGACCTGGATCCCGTTTATATAAATCAGATTGTTCTTGCATGGTTTCCAGTCGATTAGTCTGTCATCGTCTGACGGATCGTAGGCTCTTACGTATGAACTCAAATGCTCGCAGTTCTTACAATGTCGATCATGATCTTTAATTCCGAACACGCAATTAAAACACGACATTTCGATCTCCGGCTTTTCCTCCGGTAATATGTCCCAGATTGTCATCTGCTCCATGTTATTCCTCCGGCGCTTTCATCCATGCCGCACTATAACGCGCAACAATGCCGCATTTTCTACACTTCATTTTCCGCGGGTCTTTCAACCTTTTGAAATCGTGTTCGCATTGTTTAGTTTCTTGCGGTTCGTCCTTAGTCATTCCGATCAAAAACAACGCTTTCGGATCAATCATCATGTTTTTGTTCCCTCCTCCGGCCATGCGTTCAGCTTTTCGAGACTGTACTTTCTCCCGCAATACGGGCAAGTTATATTGAACTGGACCAGGTCCCGGATCCGATCCTTGACGATCTGGTCGTTCTTCTCTTTTATTTCTTCTTTCCATCTGAATCCGTCTTTGTATGCTTTCAGGATCGCCTCGATCTCGTAATATGTTTCCCGGATCTTGAACTGTTCATCCGTGAAACAATCTATTTCGGCCCGCGATAAACAGAAATCAATCAGTTCGTCGATCTTGTCTTTTTTGTTTTCCATAATCAACTCCAGTATTCATCAAACCAGCATAGGATCCCGAAAATGATCAATAATAACGCGATCGCTGCAATATATTTCATGTGTCCGCCTTTTCCTCCCGGCCCGCTTTCATAAAGTCCCGCAAGTCATCCAGGCATTTCTCACAAAGATCCAGCTCCGGCCCTTCTTTGATCCCGACATAATATTCGGTTTTACATAAACCGAGTCCTTTTGCTAGTTCCTGCGCCGCCGATAGTAACCACGACGAAACCGATTTTTCGATTTCATTCCCGCAGCGGTCACAATAACTTATATGTTTGATCATCGCCATGCCCTCCCATCAATATCCGTATATGTCAAACGGGAAAGTTCCCGCCATGTCCGGAGGTGGTGCGCAGCTTTCCGGAGGCGTAGGCGGAACCGGAGGCGCGGCGTTATACTGGACCGGTGCCGCCGGAGCTGCGGGCGCCGGTTGTGCTTTAGGTTGTCCCGGCTGCGCTGGTCGGTAAATGGTCTCGATCATCCGGACATATACGGACCAGGAATTGACCCAAACGCCATCCTTTTGATAGGCGCTTGTCTGAATGGATCCGGTAAACGATACGATATCATGAACCGAGATCGACCTCAGGGCCTCCGCGACGTTTCCGTAGGCGTCGCAGTTTATGCGATCAACTGACGGTTGTTTGATCGGGCCGTTTGAGTGCGCTCTCGGGATCCCGATCGTGAACTTTGCGAACGGTTTTCCGTTCTGTGCCTGTCCGTATGTAGGAGCGCCCAGGAGCGACCCGACACCCTGAAAACTGTTTAACATGGTTTTTCCTCCTTAATCGATATCTTCGAAATCTACCGGGACCCACATTTTCGGGTTAAAATTGATCGTGTAGTGAT